GCTGGGAGCGTGTGAAAGACGCGGTGCAGGCCGCCGGGGAAATGCTGATTGACAATTCCGCCCCGGTTTACGTCGTAGAAATGTACGCATGAGGAGGGCCGAAAAAATGACATTCGAGGAGCGCCGCCGAATGGCTGATCTTGAGTTGTGGAAAATGTTATCCCGCACATTCCCGGGCCTTGTGCGCAACGTCCGGTTTGAGCATTACGACGCGGGCGGCTGGTGGTATACTTTCGAACTTGTAAACGATCCCCGCCGCCAAACGTGGGCGGTTAGGGAAAGCGACATTGACAACGCGGCGCGGGCTTAACCCGCCCGCCGGAGAATGGAGGAAATGACCATGAAGAAAAGAGAAATTGACACTGCGGCCCGTTTTGGACTGCTTGACCGGCTGCAAGCGTTGGAAAACGATTTGACAGCGATTCCCGGAACAACGTACATTGATTTTGATTTGTCCGGCCTGTATGACCGTTGCCCGCTCTGTTTTGTCGTTGGCTATGATATTGACGTAAGACGGGAAGATTATTTTGAGGCCCGCCGAGAATGGATCAAGGCGGTTATCATGGTATTTTTGGCGCATGATTTGCCCCCGACAGGAGACACCATAGAGGACTACGGCGCAAGTTATTATTTTGTGCGCCGTATGGGCAAAACGTGGGAGGAGGTGACCCCCGCTTGATTATCCTGTTTATTATCCTTCTTCCGTTTATGGTGATCTGGGAGACGGCGAAAAAATCTTGACTGCCCCGTGCGGGCGCGATACAATCAATACACAAAAATTAGGAGGTTGCGCCATGAAACCCTATTATTTCCCGAACTCTGGCTATGTTGACGTTATTTTCGGGGGCCAGTCTCCCGTGTGCATGGACCGCGCAGAGGTTGACCGCCTCTCCCGCGAGGACGGCGGATGGGAAAACATCTGGGAGCAGGTCCACGAGGCCAGCGCCGCAGAAATTGAGGAATTCGGAGTATATGATAGCTGATAGCATGACACTACAACCCGCCCGGGGCTTCCCTGGGGCGGGTTTTCTTTTGCTCATGCCTATACACTCTCCACCAGCTTACCGCCGCTTGTAGGCCCTCCAACGGCCCGCAGGCGGCATTTTTGCGCAGCGGGGCAGGGGAGAGGCAAAAACACAAAACCTCCGTAAAGGCCATTTACAGGCTCGCAAGGCGGCCTTGCCGTCCTGTAGTGTCCCTATATTCCCACTCACCAAAACGGCCCACAGCGGCCCGCACAGCGCCACACAAGGCATAAAGCGACCCCGGCCCACTCCATCGGAAGCAAGCCGGGGTATTGTCATTTGTTACGGGCCAGCGATAGGACGGCGCAGCGCTCTTTGTCTGCGTCCCACCAGGCGCAACGGGAGCCGGGGCACAAATACATATCGTTCAAAGTGATACCACCGCTTGCTCGGCATCCACTCATAAGCAGAGGGCAAAATTTATAGTCGATAACTCCTGACGGATTTTCATCCATAGTCGCAGCCTCCAAATAGTCGTTTCATAGTCCTTTGACTTCCAAAAAGTTCCTGAAATAGTCGCTGATAGTCGTTTACTCCTCCACCACTACAGACCCAGCGATCCGTTCCTCAAGCTGCTTTTGGTCGGGAGAGTCGCCGAGGGGTTGATTTGGCGTCAGAACGACCTCTTGCTGATCTTTCATACCAAAATAGTTCTTTGCTCTAAAAATGTAAACAACGGGGTTAATTTTGCCCTCTGTGACCATTTCAGACTCAAAAGATGCAATAAATCCTTTGGCTTTTTTAATGAGGTCCATGCGCACAGAGCTGCACCCAATCCCATTTTCCCAGTTCCAAACCGTCTGCTTGATAGTCCCTAATGCCATGACCATCTTCTCAACAGTAGGCAACTGTCCTGTTTTTTGGCAGGTGTCAAAGAACTCATATAGTCGCTCTCTGCACTCTTCATCGGATTTAACAATGGGTCTATCATAGAACATCATACAGTTACCCATGCAGCGGGATATATCTTCTGCCTTTGCTCCAGATATGACGCTTGGAAAGTTCTCTTTGCCTCCACGGCCCCTTGCCTTTACGATAGTTTTCCCTTGCTCCATAG